ACCTGGGGGATGTGGTCGTATGAATAACGCCCCGCACCCGCTTTTCGTGTTATCTCATAACCACAATACACTTGCCCGTTCCATTTGGATGCTTCGTTCAATGCCAATGGTTTGATTTGGTCTTGGAAGTTCTTGATGGTATCTGCAAGTTCTTTTAACTCGATGTGGAATTGAAGGGGGCAATAATTACCGCCCCCAACTTCCAACATTGTATCGCTCAATGTTTCAATCATGTGTTTCATTAAAATGGTAAATCATCGCTTCCCTTGGCGATTGGTTTGTATTGTGATAAGGTGTCGGTTCCAGTCAAAACATACTGTTCAAAGATTTGGGCGTATGCCAATACTTCGTGCAACTTGATGTCGCCATTGATGGCTAAATCCCCCGCAACTTTTAACACGCTCATTCTCATGATGTGTTTGCCCGTGTCGGGATCCTTGGGTTTCGGGGCTTGGAATCCACCACCCGAAAATCCACCTTGTTGAACCTCGGCGGGTTTACACTTGTAATAAATTGTGCCTTGGTACTCACGATCCGTTAACACATAATCCACTTCCTGGCCCACCACAAATTTGGTTTGGTTTTGGGTTTTGGCGTTGTACTCGGCCACATCTCCGTTGGCGAATGAAATTTGAAATTTGTACAACATACCATACTGGCCGTTGTAAGTTCCGTTGGCGGTTACATTGGTTACCGCACTTCTTTTGTTTTGTTCCATGATATTTGATTTGTTAGATTGTAATTTAGTTTTTGTAGAATCTCAAATTGCTTTTCCATTGATAACCCGTTACGCTTGAATTGAAATTTCCAGGTTGTAACTGTGTAATAATTGGTTTGCAATAACTCGGATAACTCTTTGTTGCTTTTGCTGAATACTTCGTTTAATGCTTCGTATGTTGTCATAAAATTAAAATGGTATATTGCTATGCCCCGCCGCCATTCCCAGGTTGTACAACCATCCAATGTCGGATAATTCCAAAACCATTGCACCGCTATCAATGTCCGTGCCTTGTGATTTGAAATAACGCTTTTCCACAATCGTGATGGCTTCGCTCATGTATTCGCTTTTCTTGATTATTTCAATCACTTTATGCATTTCATCAACGAACAGAAAGTTTAAGGTGTAAAGGGTTTTCATTTGTCGGCCCTCCCTTTGTACATTCTGCGTTGGTACAACATTTGGGTGAACTCATCAAATTCGGGGATGATTTCATCGCGTTCAAATTGGTAGGGCTTGGCTTCCTCGATGTTTTGGAAACGCTTGGAATTGCGTTTGATACAATGCCACGCATACATCACCGCAATGGTGATAGGCGTTAAAATGATTAGGTAGATTAAATCCATGTCGTTTGTCATATTGTTCCACGAATATACATTTGAAATTTCAAATTCCAAAACATTTGATGAAAAAAGAAAGGGAAATTAATCCCTTTTCTTTGTGAATGGCCTTATTCTTTTGTAAGTGACTGCAACATGGCAATCAATTTCGGGCATGGGTACACATCCGCCTTGTCGGGGCGAACTGAATTGTGTGTGTAAACGCCAGGTTCATTCTTCAATGCCCGTTTGGTTACTGCCCAAATATCTTCATTGTATTCCAATGGGATGCCGTATTTGGTTGACCATAGGATCAACAAATCCTTGATGGATGCGATTTGTTCATCCGTGTATGAATGCCACAACTTGTATCCTTTGTATGGTTTATCCAATTCGGTTACTTGGTCGGCGGGTATTTCACCACCCACATAATTGTAAAACTTTGTTCCCTTCTTGGTGATTGGCCCCCAATTGCAAACCTCAATACCAATTGATGTTTTGTCTAATGGCAAATAAGGACATCCCAAAGGTTGGAAATGCTTTGTTCCCAATCCCAAATGATAAGCCCAATACTCGCTTCCAAATCCTTGCACAATTGTTCCATCCGTACTGATGGCAACACAAGTTGAAACCTTGTTGGCTACCTTTTCCCAATACGCAAAGGTTTGTTCACCGCTTCCGTTTCCCGCCGTGTGGTGTAAATACACCTGGGTTTTCTTCACCGCTTCGCGATTGTATGCCCGAAATGGTACTTGTTTAATTTTCATTTTGTTTGCTGAATTTATCAATTGATGTAAAACCCAATGACATTATCACGATCCATTCCACCGCCTCCACCAATTCTTTGGATGGTGCAATATCTTGTGGTGACATGGAATTGTGTGCCATCGTTCCGAATAGTACGAACGCCCCAATGATTCCCACGAACCGCTTGGAACTCAATTCGCCTTTATCGCCTTTGAAAATCTCGAATATCTTTTTCATTTGCCTTGGCCTTTATATGGTTTGGATGATTTGTGTTTGTTAACTGACTTCGTATGCCTTCCCAATTTGCGTTTGGGCTTGGCACGAAATGTTGATGTGTTGGAAACCTTTGCCATTACAACCCGTTTAATTTAATCATGTTTGAAATGGATGCCGTGTCTATGTCCGCTGTATCAATGCCCATAAAAATCATGGTGTTTGCATACTTTTCCGCCTTGGCTTCCGCCTGGGCCACTTCCTTTTTTAACGCTTCCTTTTCTGCAACCTTTGATTCAACCATCTTTGCATTCATCGTTTGAGCCATTTTCGTGCATTCTCCCGCACTTTCAATGTTTTTTGATACCTTGGTTAGCAACGCATCAATTTCGTCAATTGTAGGGCTTTGTTTTGCGTTTACGCTTGTGAACAAATATCCCGTAATGAATAGGGCTGTGAAAACAATCAATGCGTTTTTCATAGTTTTTTCATTGTTTGCATGATACGAATTTCGGTCATGGCACTTGCCAAACACGAATCCGACTTTTTAAGGGCGTAACTCAATTTGTCAATCTTGATATCCAACGCCTCAATCTTTGCATTGGCCTTTTCAATTTGTTCTTTGTACCCCGAACGCAAATCAATATAAAGATACCCCACAGCCAACAGCATACAAAAAGCAACGGCAGCAACTGGGTTTTTACGAAATTGGTCAAAATTGACGGGCAAAGCATTCTTGGGCGTAGCCATTATTCCTTTTCCTTCAATGTATTTTCATACGCATTGATAAGAACCTTGATTTCATCAAGTTGCATCAACAACCCCGCTTCTTGTTGTTTGAGTTGCTCTAATCGTTGTTGCAAATGTTCCATTACGCAGTGGGTTCGCTTGGTGTTTCGGTTGCGGGTTCTTCAACAACGGGTGCGGGTGCAATACTCCAAGTGTAAGTTGCGATGTTAGCATAGTAAGTGTCAACTCCTAATACCTCATCGGCACTTGGGTCATTTACTGCTAAAACACCACGCCAAAAACTTGATGCAATTACAACGCCATCTTTAACTACATCCGTAGTTTTACGAACTTCAATCGAGCCGTTAGCGTTCACATTGAAACCGCTAATGTAAATTATTTCTTCTATCATGATTTTTATTTTTTAAGTTTATACAAAGTAGGTGAGTGAGAGGATTATTTCGCTATTGTTTGCAAAGTCTGTGTCATTTAACGAAGTTATAGTGCCGCTTTCAGTTGATTCAAATAATGATATGTTCGTTGTATTTATATCGGCTACTGATTGAAATTGATTTGCAAAATCTATATTAAAAAACCATAAAGTAGCAGTGCTGTAATTTGCAGTATTATTCGGAACAGTGAAAGGCAAGCCTGTAATTTTCGCAATTCCCGTATCTGTTCCTTTATTGGATAATTGAATTAACCCATTTACAGTAACTTGCCTACCTATTTTAGTATAAGTTCCCGTATTATTTACATAAGTAATACCCGTACTTCCACCACCAAACGTAATCCCCATAGTCCACGTCCCCTCCTCATAATCATCCAACGCGTTAGCGGTTGCGGTATCGCCGTTGAATTGGATACCGCCCGTTCCACTTGCCATACGAATAAAACCATCGTTAGTTAAACGCATTACTTCTGAAAATGTTGGTTGGTTATAAGTGCTAAAAGCAAGAGCAACTTTAGCCCCGTTAAAAACTTCATTAATAGAAGAAATACGACAAGCCACTTGGTCATCTTCAAAAACGCTTGTATCATTTCCAGCAAAATCAATTTGGGAATTAACTTGCCCCGCAGAAGTAATTGTATCTAAGCCACCTTTTATTCTCAAAGTTGCGGTAGCGTTGTTGACATTTACTTGAAGTTTTGTATTAGGCGAAGTCGTTCCTATACCTACATTTCCGTTTTGGTCGTTAATTACCAATGGTGTAATAACAGTTCCGTTTCTTGCTAATCTAATTGTAAAATTACCCGTACTCATTGACTCCCTACCGAGTTCTGCATAACTCGTTGTTGAAGCATTGCCCAATAAACGCAATTGTAAAGTTCCATCATCATCACCCGAAACAGTTAATTTACGAACGGGTGATGTCGTTCCGATACCTACCAAAGTTGTAGACATTGCAAGTGGTGAATCATTGCCTAAGCCATCACTCAATACTTTTGCCGTTGCACTTAGCGGTCCATTATCGCCTACCTTAATCAAGGCATCGTATGTTGTCGAGGGTGTTAACCCAGTTAAAGAAGTTCCCATATTTTTATGAATTCCAAAGTTCGTTTATTGTTTGCCATTGTTCTACTAT